CCGGTGACCCTGATCGCATTCCCATCCAAGCTAAAGTCGTGAAGACGATAGCCTCGATAGGGAATGTGAGAGCAGACCCCATGCTGGCGAACTTAACAAGAGGTATAACCCCATGGTAAGGTACGTCAGCAGACTGGCTCCTAGTTGCCCACAAGAAATCCCGCAAATGCGGAAATCTTTCGGTCATCTGGGAGACTAGCCACCAGTGAACACGATCGGACGCTTCACTCAGATCGAGTGTAGCAAGGAGTCCCGTCAGAGAAGCTGATTCAGCCATCTTACGGTTCCTAGTTTGATCAGTGAAACCGAGGATTTTCGAGAGAAGATCATCGGAGTTCACATAGTCGTAGATTTCGTTCTTTAACCCTTGCTGTGCAAATTGCATAGCTACGGGCTCAATTGCGATAATCCGCGGTGTTTTCTGGGTTTTCGGCACTGTAACCACCCTTACGGGTGGTTCAGCGTCGGGGGTGACGACATGGCTGTGTGTGAACACAGACGGGATGTTCTGGGTGTAGCGCCAAAACGGGAAAACCCGTTCGAGGCGCTCAGTCCAGACAGGAAAGCTCCACTTCTCGCGAGGTGATAGCTTTTCTGCAACGCTCCCGTTACCATGCTGAGGAATCAAGTCCCAATTCGCTATGACATTGTCACAGTGTTGGAACAGATCTCCAAAGAGAGAGAAGGCAGAGTCCACAAAGGACTTTACCCGGTTGGATGGAATCCTACCAGGTAGATACCTTAGCTCTTCGTCGGTCCTCACATACTGGTCGATCGCGGCTCGCTCCCTTTCAGGGGCACAGTCACGTTCGATTTTTTGTGTGAGATAGCAGAACTGCCTGATAGCCCAAACGCACTCAGCGTCTGGATTATCAAGTAACCGGCCATCCTTGTTGAAGATTGACGTAAGGAAACCCCCAAGAAAAGCGGGGAGACCTTTCACTCTGGCAAAACTGCTAGAGCTGGTGACGTCCCATTGTCCGGTAGAGAGTGCTTTCTCAAGGCACTTGCCGAACGATGGAAGGGTGATCGTTAAGAACGACTCACCCTCTGCTTCAACACGACTCTTCATATATTCTATGTCGAGTGCAACATTGGTTGAGCAGTGCTCACCTAAATAGGTGAGTAATGCAGTGTGGAGCTTTAGTAGGCTTTTCACTTGTCCTCCTAACGGGGGTTCAGGTCCTAGGCCTAACGAGTTCCGTTCCTTCCCACTACAACACCGATGCAAAGAGCAACGGTTGTTGCAAGCAGCGAGAGGAGACCGACAGCTGAGAGGGCCAGGATGGC